AAATTGTAACAGGACTTCCTGCTTGGTGGTTTCATAGCACCCATAACTAATCCTCATTTTTTTTATTTAGAGCATTTCTCTTTCTTGTTTCACTAATCTTTCTCTTGGTTTCCTCACTTCTTGGTTTGCCTTTATTCCAAGCAGGTTTTCCTTTCATTGCTTCACTTTGTTTCTTCTTTTGTTCCTCACTTATAACTTTACCTTTTACACCACCTTTACCCTTTCTTCTCTCACTCATCAACTTCTTTTCTTCTTCCGTTCGGGGCACACCTTTATTCCACCCAGCACATACAGGTGTTCCTGCATTCTCTTTCAACCAGTTAGAAAAGTCAGGTCTCGTTCTACCAGTATTACCTTTCTTTGATGCGAGAGAACACTGCTGCCTAATTATTTCTTCCTTATCAATCATACCAGCAAGACCTAACCAAGCAAGTCTGTCTTCCTCTTTACCATATTCTTCGTAGAGTTTCTTATGTGCTTCAGCGTGTTCGGTAATAGTTAGTTCTACCAGATTAGAAGGATCATCAGACCCTCCAGCATGTCTTGGTATGATGTGGTGAGTATGCTTCATAGATCAATCGTAACATCTATAATACTATTTAGTAAAATTAGATGTTACGATTGATCTCCGTCACTCGGAAGTTGTAGCAGCTCTTCCTGCTCGGTGGTGTCATTTGTCCCATCGTTTAACTCCGTATATGATATCTTTAATATGTATATGACATATCCTAATGCCAATGCAACAGCAATCATCACGGATATAATCACTGACCATACGGGGTCATTCACATTCTCATGAGCACGAAGTAATAAGTTCATTTATCAAATGGTGCCCAGTGTTGCCAGTTGTATTTGTGGACTGCCCACATTCCTAGGACAGGAACAACGATTAATATAAAACTCAAACTCCCAACACCCCATGGATTATTGAGTGTGGCAGAAGCAAAGTGTGCTGCCTTCAGTGCTATATGACTCATACATATTCTCCCCAGATTTCCCAGTTGTCTCTGAAATAAAAATCAATTGAAGTCAAACTTCCTACAGGATGTTCTTCTCCAGTCTTTGCCCACTTCGTACAGAACTTATTGATGTCAGGTGAAGTTCTCACCTTATTGACACCATACATTCTAGAGAATGAACTCATTGCAAAATCAAATCTTGTCTTGAAGTTAGATTCCATGACCTACTTTTTCCTCGTATTTTTTAACGATAGACATTACTTGTTTTCTATCAGTTCCACATGGAGCATTCTTTAAACAAAGTAAAATCAATTCATCTTCGGTGATTGTTGGTCTAATAGTAAAACCCCACTTGTCAAGCTTAGCATCGGTAGGTGCTTCACAAGGGTCAAATTCATGTGCCATATCAATCTACGTGAATAATTCCTGTCATTCCTGCACCTTGATGAGGACCACAAAAGAACTCATAGTCTCCTGCATCGGCAAACAAAATGTCTTGTGATTCACCTGGTGAGAACATCAGGGACTCTCTCGAAAGATCTGCACGACCTTCTACAATAATATTATGTGGTGGCAACATTCCATTTACAAAATGAATTGTTTCACCAGCACTAATACTAATATTATCTGGATCGAATACAAGATTTCCATTGGAACCCATGGTGACATCTACAGCATATGCCATCTTCGGCAAGAAGAGAACCATTGCTGCTACAGTAGCAATAATCATTAAGCGGATAAACTTCATTGTAGTTTACTCAACTACTCTAGTTATACACGGTACTGTTTATATGTCTACAATTTGTTATGGGTTCCTGATATGTATTTCTACTTAGGGTCTACTGCTGATTTGACTGGTGGTTCACCTGTAGAAATAGTGATAGGTCCCTGCTCAAGTCTAATTGTCTGACCAGGTGCAGTTTGTGCTGCCTTCTCAATCAATCTCTCCATCTGTTCCTTAGTGATAGCAGATCCGCCACCACCACCACCACCTTCTCCTGCTTTCTTAGCAGCCTGGACACCAAAGGTTGCGAGGACTCCAGTAAAGACTGATGCAATGAATGTTGGGTCTAGTTTCTGTTCTGGGATTCCAAGTGCAGGGGGGAGTTTAATGTATGCCAACGTGAGGATTCCACCAGACCATACAAGGATACCAAGACGGACAAAAGTAGACAGAATTGCAAGTTGTTCTTCCTTATCATCTGCTGCCTCTTTTATCTTACTAAGGAAACCTTTCTTCTTAGAGTCTTTAGATTCTTCCCTCTTTACTTCCTCTGGCATTAGATGCAAGCAACTAAAAATATTTAGAAAAAAAGGACCCCTTATCGGGATCCTTGATACACTGGTGTCATCATACCTTTGTCTGGTCCGTCGTCATCATCTCCAGGTGTTGTAATGATATAGACTATGACGAATGCAACCATTAGTCCTAGGTATACGTTCACCATACACCAGGAATTATCTGCCCGGTCAATGCATATGCTCCAATGGCTGCAACTACACCAAGCATTGCTGCCCAACCATTAATCCGTTCTGCGTTCTCGTTCATTTGTTTTGCTCCTGTGTTTTGTTGTAAATAACGACTCTACCATTTTCGTGGATGAAAACTAATTCATCCTCATGCCCCCAGCAGAGTTCTTCGTATAGGGCATTCAGTCTCTCCATGTCCTCATAGAGTTGTTTGGGATTAGACATATTATTATTGACTGTCCCTTTATCTATAATCAGATTCCAAATGCTCCGAAGAAGAAGAGACTACCGGAAGTTGCATAAGATACAACTGCTGCAACGAAACCGAGCATAGCAACACGTCCATTCAATTTCTCTGCACGTTCTGCATATGACTCATAACCGTAACGTTCTGCATCAGTTTGAGAGACATACATCTGGGGTTCTTTAGCGAACAGATTTTGTTGTCCACGATCATTAGTTGTTACAGTCACGATACACTCCGTAATGTTTCTTTACATAGTATATAGTAAATCTAAAGACTTGTCAACCTCACTTCGGTCGATATGTGCATCTTTCTGGATTGGCCCTACACCACCGAAACACGTACGCATCAGGATCATTACTCATCTCATAATGTGCATGGTTGTGTAGTAACCCTATCACAATAAGTAATCCAATACTGACCAGATTATAATGAACTGCTGGATGCGTTATTAGCTTTATGAAATAATCTTTCATTCAGAAATTTCGGGGGGATTTGGATAACCTGGAGGACACATGGGAACACTATAAGGTTCACTCATAATAGACTGAACTATTTCTTCATCAACTTCTACAGGATTTTCTGGATCACTATCTCTCCATAGAGATGGCATATCTACAAATACTTTACCTGGTGTTTCAGAGGGTGCAATACTTCTAATACAAAGTGTAGGTGGGTTATAATCCATAAAAAAAGGATGCCGTTGCATCCTCAGTATACCATCTAGAACATGTATTGTCTACACTACTTCACCGATAACCCATGACCTCATACCATGTGGCACATCTGAAATAATTTCTTGAGTCAATGTTACTACATCTGGTGGAACAACCAAACAGAAACCAATACCACAGTTGAATACATTTCTCATCTCTTCCTCACTAATGTCTCCTGCCTCCTGAATCTTATTGAAGAGTTCTGGTCTCTCCCAGGAGTTGTAGTCTACATCAACAATCATACCCTTTGGAAGACACCTAGGAAGGTTCTCAGGGATACCACCACCAGTGATGTGGGACATACCTAGAATAGGAACCTCATCCAACAGCTGTTGAATTAGTGGGGAATAGATGGTAGTTGGAACCAACAACTCAGGCATCTCTTTATAGTAGATGTAATTTCTCCACAGCATATCATTGACCAGTGTGTATCCATTACTATGAAGACCACTACTCTCAATACCAATGACTACATCACCAGGTCGGATGTTACTACCATCAACAATATCGTTCTTCTCTACAACACCAGTACAGAAACCAGCAAGGTCATAGTCAGTTGCTCTGTAATGTTCTGCTGTTTCTCCTCCTAACAATTCCATTCCTGCCATAGCACAACCAGTGGCAATTCCATGTACAATGTCACTGACATTAGCATCTAGTGTTTTGGTGGAGATATAATCTAGGAAATATAAAGGTTTAGCACCAGAACATATAACGTCATTAACGCACATAGCAACAAGGTCCTGGCCAATAGTAGTGTAATCATCAGCAATCCTACAGATGTTAATTTTAGTTCCGACACCATCAGCACCAGATACCAATACAGGTTTCTCATATCCTGATGGAACTTCCATCATTCCACTGAAACCACCAATATTAGGTGCCAATACTTTTAGATACTCTACAAAGGATCGTCCCTTTTGAATATCTACACCAGAAGTCTTATAGTCCATTAATAAATTTCTCCTTTCGCAATTTGTTCACGACGTTTTAGTTTCCATACGATGTAATCCATTGTTGGGACACACATAGGATTCCAACCAACAAAGGTGGTTGATTCTCCACTTGGTATCTTCCAGCAGGGAGCATCATCATTCTCAAGGTCTAATGACTTACGGTACTCATCCTCACCAAACATAACAACTGCTCGTTCTGCTTCATTCAAACTCTTGAAGCAATCAAAAGAATTCTTTCTAATGATATCAGGGATTTCGTGCTTCATATCCGTAGTACTTCTCGTTGTAGTATGGGTTAGTGTTAAGGAAGGATTTAATATACTCTTCCATAGATTGTTTCTTTGGTGGTGTGTAGTACATATCTAACCAACCTTGATTGATATGCTCAAAGAAGTCTGGTTCCCATGATGCTAATGAGTTTAATGAATCAAATCTTTCACTGATTGCTAACCACCAAGTATCATACCAGTCTCCACCAAATCTAAAACGGATCTTGTCAAGTTGTTCTTCAGTCATTGGATTGCCAAGGGTTGTAGTCTGTCAAGGATCTCACGATAGGCAGGAACAATATCACCTTCATCGTTTCTGAATAGATCCTTATCAAATCTTTCGTTACTACCAATCTTCCATAGTCTCATACTATCAGGACTAATCTCATCAGCAAGTAGCAACTCACCGTGAGCAGTATAACCATACTCAACTTTAAAATCTACAAGATCAATACCCATGATGAAGAACATCTGACGGAGATAATCATTGATCCGTAGTGTCATCTCAATGAAAGGATCAGGATCATATCCCATCAGACGTACACGGTCTGGTGTCAGTAAAGGGTCATGCTTACTATCATCCTTCAGAAAGAATTCCACAATCGGTTGTGGTAATGGAGAACCTTCTACTAGAGTAGTCTCACGAACGATAGATCCAGCAGCACGATTCCTACAGATAACTTCTAGTGGAACGATGTCTACCTTTCTACAGATCATCTTGTTAGCACCAACCATATTAATATAATGTGTTGGGATATTATCTTGGGCAAGTTTCTCAAAGATAAGAGATGAGATACTACAGCAGAGGGATCCTTTTCCTAAAGGATGATCAACCATCTCACCATTACCAGCAGTGACCTTATCATGATACTCAATGATGACACGACTAGCATCGTCACCTT